AACGAGGTTTTGAAAAGTGTCGGCACCAACAACTTCCGCGCCTGCCTTGACCGGGCTCTGCGGGAGCAGAAAGACCGGAAAACGATGAACGCCATCCGGGAGGTGGTTGCATCTTATGCAACTAAGGCAGACAGCAAAGCGGATATGCCGGAAAACTGCTTGTTCCATGCCAGCTACGGCACATGGTCGGGAACCGTCGAAGCCCCTGCTGATGCCGGAGAACACGCCTACTGGTACACGGATAGCGGCTACGGCATCACTGTCTACCGCGAACGCACCGAAGAAGACAAGTCGGCCGAGAAGACCCCGGAGCAGCTTGCACGGGAGGCCAAAATCGAAGAATATCGCGAGAAGTGCCGCGTCATTGAGGAGGACGAAGAATCCGCCTACCGCCTGCGGCTGAACTATCTCAAAGAGTACGGATTCCCCAAAAAGGCCGCCGAGGCCGTCGCCTTTGCAGCCTGCCGCATGATAATCTTGAACCACGATGCGCTGAGCGATATGGACGAGGACACCATCGAGGCCGTCTATGGTGGTGGCATCTACAATGACGAGCATGATCTCGATACGGCTGTGCTGATGGAAAATGCGCAGGTAAATCCCATGAAGATGCTCATGGTGCTGCTGTTCGCCTTGACAGAGCCTGTGAATCACCGGGTGCACGATACCGAGTGGCTTGGCGGGTTCTACAAGTGCATCAAGGATGATGAATCCGTCTACCGGGGCATTTATTCTGCACTGGACGGCATCGGCTATGAAATTTCCGATATGGAAAAATCCCTGCTGGACGGTACGCACCCGTCCTATGAAGGCGCAGAGGAGGAATCGTGATGCCTGTTGTTTCGAGCCTCGACCACTTACCCACGGGCGGAGAGTTCTACTCAAACAACTGCGTAGACGGCCACTGCATCGGCTGCGGTGAGTGCTGCACCGACCTGCTGCCCACTACCCGGCGTGAGATCGTCCGCCTGCGGGATTATGCCAAGAAGCACCAGCTGAAAGAACACCGGTTGCCAGCGGGCGCTGCAATGGAAAGCGTGGACCTTACCTGCCCGTTCCGCAATGAGGATACCAAGCGCTGCGATGTCTACCCGGTACGGCCGCTGATCTGCAGGGCGTTTATCTGCTCCCGGACGCTGCAAGCAGCCCGGAAAACGCGGGATCTCGTCCAAAGTGACCGCGACATCCACTCCCTGCGGTGGGAGATATTCAAGAACCCGGAGAGCATCGCTCTGATACAGGCGGCACAGAGGGCTGCAACGGAAAAATGACATACATACCGAAAGGCACAAAACGCCATTGGACAGCTGAAGAAGAATCCCTCCTTGCTGAAAGCTGGGGTGTTTGCGGGATACCTGCTCTCGCCAAAAAGCTGAACCGCAGCCAAGGAGCTATCAAACTACGCGCATCGCGGCTGCACCTTGGACCACTGCTGATGGGCGGTGATTATGTGACGCTGAATCAGCTGGTCACAGCTTTCAATCGCACAGGCTCGTATAGTTACAAAATGATAAGCTGGGTGGAAAACCGTGGGCTGCCGGTTCACAACAAACGGGTGCAGCAGAACACATTCCGCGTGGTCTATCTCAAAGAGTTTTGGACATGGGCCGAGAAAAACCGTTCATTTCTGGATTTCTCCAAGTTGGAGCCGCTGGCGTTCGGTGAAGAACCCGCATGGGTGGCCGAGCAGCGAAAACGAGATTTCAAAGCCTGCTCCCTCCAACGGAAAGACCCGTGGACTCCCGCCGAGGATGCCAAGCTGCGGATGCTGCTGGAACAGTACAAATACACCTACGAGCAAATGTCCGATATGCTGCGGCGTTCTCCCGGCGCCATCCAGCGGCGCTGCGCAGACCTTGGGCTGAAAGCCCGCCCGGTGCGCATCAACCCGCATGGACCGGAGGCGGTCTGGCACCAAGAAGATTACGACAGGCTGGCCGAGGGTATCAAGAGCGGCGAAAGCTATATGTCCATCAGCAAAGCACTGGGCAAGTCCGAAAAGGCCATTCGCGGAAAAGTCTACTACTGCTACCTCACCGAGAACGCCGACAAGGTTCGCACCATGATGGCGGGCGGCAACTGGGGTGATGGCGCCCCAGAGCCTACCGTATGGCAGGCAAG